TTGATAGGGGGGGAGGGGTGCTGTCTGCTTGTAAAAGTTACGGGTGCCTCCTACCCACCAAAAAAGCCAAATTGAGAAATTGGGTAATGCGGAAAAGCAATACAATGGTGAAAACTTCCCGAGAGGATAAAAGTGGAACTAGAGAAAAAGAAGCGTGGTCGTCCTATCAAGATGACTATCCAGCGATATGCTGACAATCCTCCACTGGTGTTACCCAAGACGGATCACCAGAGGGTTAAGGAACTCAAGGAGTTGATGATTCGTTCTGGCGGCAAGGATGTTGCTCAGAAGGTGATCCAGATTGCCTTGGACGACAATCATCCTGGTCAGATGGTGGCCTTGAAGATGTGCATAGACCGGACGCTACCAATTAGTATGTTCGAGAAGGACAAGCACCAAAGGAGCGCGGTGACGATCAATATTACTGGTTTGGGTCAGCCACCAGCAATCCTTGAAGCAGAGGATGTTACGGATGTCTAATAAGGCCAACTATGTCTGACCTTAACTTCAGCCTCTTACCCTGGCAGCAGGAGGTATTTACTGATACGACCAGGTTCAAGGTTATTGCTGCTGGACGGCGTTGCGGTAAATCTAGGCTGGCGGCTACTACGCTGATTATTGAGGGTTTGCGGTGTCCGCAGGGTTCGGCTGTGCTTTATGTGAGTCCGACTATGGGGCAGTCGAGGCAGATTATTTGGGACTTGCTGCTTGATTTGGGGCGGGAGGTTATTCAGTCGAGCCATGTTAATAATTTGGACATTACTTTGATTAATGGTGCGCGGATATATGTGCGCGGTTCGGACAGGCCGGATACTTTGCGCGGGGTTAGTTTGACGTATGCGGTATTGGATGAGGTGGCAGATATTAAGCCCGAGGCATGGGAGCAGGTTATTCGGGCGAGTTTGTCGGACAAGAAGGGTAGGGCGATGTTTATTGGTACGCCCAAGGGTAGGAACTGGTTTCACGATTTGTGGAAGTTGGGTCAGGATGAGCAGGACAAGGATTGGAAGTCATGGCACTTCACCACGGCGGATAACCCGTTGATTGACCCAGATGAGATTGAGTCGGCAAAAAAGACGCTATCTAGTTTCTCGTTCAAGCAGGAGTACATGGCAAGTTTTTCTAATGCTGGTGCGGACGTATTTAAGGAGGAGTGGATTAAGTACGGGGTTGAGCCTGAGCATGGGAGTTACTTTATAGCGATTGACTTGGCTGGTTTTGAGGAGGTTGCCAAGCAGGCGGCAAATTCCAAGAAGCGCCTAGACGAGTCGGCTATTTGCGTGGTGAAGGTGACGGACGATGGAAAGTGGTTTGTCAAGGAGATTGAGCATGGCAGATGGGATATACGGGAGACTTCGGCTAAGATTTTGATGAAGATGCGGGACTACCGGCCACTTAGTGTGGGGATTGAGAGGGGGGCACTCAAGAATGCAGTTTTGCCATATTTGTCGGATTTGATGCGAAAAAGCAATGTGTACTCGCACATTGTTGATTTAACCCACGGGAACAGGAAAAAAACCGATAGAATCATCTGGTCGTTGCAGGGGCGCTTTGAGCATGGGCGTGTTATCCTTAACTCCGAAGAGGACTGGGATGACTTTGTTGACCAGTTACTGATGTTTCCTTCTCAGGGCGTACACGATGATTTGCCCGATGCGCTTTCTTACATGGATCAGTTGGCTGTGACCAGCTACTTTGAGGAGGCCGAGGACGATTGGGAGCCGATGGACATAATTGCGGGGATTTAATATGGATTTCGAAGAACCGACAGAGAACGACAAAGAGCTAACTGCCTTTGTTGTTGAACATTGTGACCGTTGGCGCGACTACCGCGACACTAATTTTCTGGATAAGTATCTGGAATACGAGCGTATTTTTCGGTGCGAGTGGGCTGCGGAGGACAAAACCCGAGATTCTGAGCGTTCGCGGATTGTTACGCCGGCAACGCAGCAAGCGGTTGAGACTCGCCATGCTGAGATCATGGAAGCGATATTTGGTCAGGGTGATTTCTTTGACATCAAGGACGATTTGAAGGACATTGACGGTAATCCTTTGGACGTTGAGGCGCTAAAGGCGCAGTTGATGGAGGATTTCAAGGTCGATAAGATTAGAAAATCCATTGACCAGATTGAATTGATGGCAGAAATCTACGGAACTGGCATTGGCGAGATCATTGTTAAGACCGAGAAGATATTTGAGCCTGCGACTCAAGCGATACCAGGGCAGATGCAGCAAGCGGCTATCGGGGTGGTAGAAAAAGACCGTATTGCGGTCAAGATTGTGCCGGTTAACCCCAAGAATTTCCTTTTCGATCCCAATGGGACAACGATTGATGATTGCATGGGCGTGGCAATCGAGAAGTTTGTGGGAATTCAAAAGATTGTTGAGGGTATGGAGAAGGGTATCTACCGCAAGGTGGACATTGGCACAGACTCCGATGACAATGATTTAGAGCCAACGCAGGAAGTCACGCAATACCGTGATGACAAGGTTCGTTTGCTGACGTACTACGGCCTAGTTCCACGGGAATATCTGCAAGCGGCGCAAGAGGAGGAGGTCGAGGACTTATTCCCAGAGGATTCGGTTGCTGATGAGTACAGCAACATGGTCGAGGCCATTGTTGTCATTGCCAATGAGGGGTTATTGCTCAAGGCTGAAGAAAATCCTTTCATGATGAAGGATAGACCCATCATTGCGTACCAAGATGACACTGTGCCTAATCGACTGCTGGGCAGGGGTACGGTAGAGAAATCCTACAATATGCAAAAGGCTATCGACGCGCAAGTGCGTAGCCATTTGGACTCATTGGCGCTGACCACCAGCCCCATGATGGGTATGGATGCAACACGGTTGCCTCGCGGTGCTAAGTTTGAGGTGAAGCCTGGTAAGGCGTTCCTTGTTAACGGCAATCCTGCCGAGATTTTGTACCCGTTCAAGTTTGGCGAAACGAGTTTGAACAATCTGAACACGGCAAAAGAGTTTGAGCGTATGTTGTTGCAGGCCACGGGTACGCTGGATTCTCAGGGTATGGTTAGCAATGGCAACCGTGATGGCGCTGGGATGTCGATGGCGGTGGCTACCATCATCAAGAAGTACAAACGGACGCTGGTGAACTTCCAAGAAGACTTCCTGATCCCGTTTATCCAGAAGGCGGCGTTCCGCTATATGCAGTTTGACCCAGAGCGTTATCCGAGTGTAGATATGCGCTTTATTCCTACCGCTACGCTGGGCATCATTGCCCGTGAGTACGAGCAGCAGCAGTTCATTGGTTTGCTTCAGACGCTGGGGCCGAATACGCCGGTATTGCCGCTGATTCTTAAAGGCATATTGAACAATTCGAGCCTGACTAATCGTTATGAGTTGATGACGGCATTGGATCAGATGAGCCAGCCCAATCCAGAGGCCAAGCAGATGCAGGATATGCAGCAGCAACTGGCTTTGCAAGCGGCGCAGGCGCAGATTGCTGTTAGCACTACGCAGGCCGAGCAGAATCGGGCAGAGGCTCAGAAGTTATCGGTTGAAACGCAGTTAATGCCGCAGGAGATGCAGGCCAAGGTGCTAGCCTCTGCGACTAAGAATCTACCCCAAGGTAACGAGAGCAATGAGTTTGATAAGCGCGTGAAGATTGCTGAGTTGATGTTGAAGGAAGCTGACATCAAGAACAAATCTAAGATCGTAGAATTGCAGATGAACAACGCCAAAAGCAATGTAGTGGACATGGAAAACCAGTTTCTCGAAAAACTAGCAACGGAGTTAAATTATGGCAATCGATAAAATTTTTAAGAATTCTAATGTTGACGATTTAGCGGATAACGTATTGAATGAAGTTGATGATTTCATGGTTAGCGTTGACAAAATGCAACAGCAAAAGGTTGCTGGTAATGTCCAACGAGTTGTTCAAGCCTTTAAGCAAATTGAAACCAACATCACCGAGAAATTTGACAACGTAAGCAATGTCATTGAAAAGCGCGTATTGACTATCAAGGACGGGCGCGATGGAATTAATGGTAAAGATGGACGCGATGGTAAAGACGGACGCAACGGCAAGGATGGGCTTAACGGAAAGCCTGGCTTGCAAGGGCCACCAGGTAAGGACGGGATAGATGGTGCTGACGGTGTATCAGTTACCGATGCAAACATTGACTTTGATGGCAGCCTGATTATCAATCTGTCATCTGGTAAGCAGATTAATGCTGGCGAGATTGTGTCGCCTGAGTTGGAAAAGCAAATCATTGCAATCACAAGAGGCGGTGGTAGTAGCGGAAGCGTTGGCGATGTTACGGGGCCAGCATCTGCATCAGATAACAGAATAGCCCGTTTTGATGGGACAACAGGAAAGCTAATACAAAATTCGGCAGTCACCATTGATGATTCCGGAAATGTGTCTGGCGTTGGGACACTAAGCGCGTCTGGTCTAGCTACATTGTCCGCAGGCGCTCTTGTTCAGGGGCTGACCGTGGGGCTGGGTGCTGGTGCGGTATCTACCAATACTGCGGTGGGATCATCTGCATTGATTGCAAATACTTCAGGAACGTATAATTTAGGCATTGGTTACCAAGCCTTAACTGCAACTACTACTGGCGGTTTTAATGTTGGTTTGGGTGGATTTGCAATTGCTACTAACCAAACCGGAGGTTCTAATACTGCTGTTGGATATATCGCACTTGCTAACGTCACCG